CCGATGGTTCCTGCGGTGGGTATTAGGTGTATCTCACCATGTTGACCACTGCTCATCACAGCCCACTCTTTAGGCATCTCTACCGCATCATAATTACCGAAGACAATAGATAGGCCATCTACTGCTTTAACAGGTCTATGATCTAATTTAAAAGGCCAAAAGGCTGATCTATTTTCAACGCGAGCATCATGCCTCTCACCTTTAACAGTGAAAGGATCTATGGTTATACCAAGCTCCAACTCTAGTGTGTTTATTGCGGAGTCAATGGCCTGCTCAAATAATACATCAGGATAGGGTGAGCCATCATCTAAGGTTAGGTCTACGCCCAGCACATAGGTGTCTTTCAGGAACTGAGGGGTAATTAGGTCGCGTATAGCCATTGTGTAATACCTTTCAGAGATATGTAGGGTGCCACAAGAACGCTTTGACCTCCCTTATTAGTCCTGATTCTTCGTAGTTTCAGTTGCTTTGCGTCGTGATCTTGAAGAGGATCGCTTACGGCTCTTGGGTTTCTCCACATTAGCACACTCCACCTCATCTGTTGAGTCAGGCTTCTCCTCTTCAGGAGCAGAGGCTATTTCAACAGATTTTGGTGGGGAGTATATAAATAGAGGATTGGCCCTTAACTGTATAGCTAACTCATCGCTAACTTCAGAGACTACAACACCATCAGAATCTAACTGAACACGAAAGTTACTAAAAGCTAGGGTCATAACTCTGCGAGTAAGACTTAATTTTCGTTTATAGATCCACATGGATGTCTCCTTCCGTTAATCTTAAGCTAAGGTAGTACCTGTAATGCTAAGCCCGCAATTGTCCATCAAGAACATTTTGCTAGGAACCTTAACCACAGGTGATCCGAAGAGCATAAGGAGGAAAGGCTTCACTGAGGCAGTCTCAGCTAATGGACGACGGATGAAGTCCAAAAGTCTAACAAATTCCATAACTTGTGGATCATGCTGAGCGAAGAGGATAGGTGAGCAGTCATATTTCTGACCGTTATTACCATCATCAAGATCAACCCACACCGTAGGGTTAGCTCCAGCGAGTGCCACAACTTCAGCGATTAAGCGGAATGACGCGTTAACGCCTGCTTTATTAGGAGCAGAACGATAGATGCGATAGTAGCGAGGAGCCTGTGATGCACCACGAGCCAAGTTTGTGGCCGCGATGGTAAGCTCTAACTCTTCATCTTCGTTGATGTTAACAGCCGCAGATATAACAGGATCTGAGTAGCCTTGGTCACCAACAGCAACTACTGCATACTTATACTCAGGATCACCAGTGATGAACTGTGAAGTACCTGCAACAGTCTCAGCCTGCACAGTAGCCGAGGTGATAGTAGGATTGACAGGGGCTTTAGCACCAAATCCAGCAGCAGGCATACGGCTTGCGAAGTGCAAGAACGGAGCAGACTTAACCTGAACAGGCCCAAAAGGAGCCATAATGCTGAGGTTAGCGTTACCGAAGGTCAAAGACCCTTGACTACCTACTGCAAACTGATCGTGACGACCTGACTCAACAGATTGCTTAATAAGCTCACTGTGTAGACGAGGCTCAACGTAGATGCAGTCAGGACGACCGAAGTTAGGAGCGGAGTAAACCTCACCTAATGCTTCTTGAAGAAGAAGAGGGGTAGGAGCAGATCCTTTAAGGTCAAGAACATTCTGGCTTGCACCGTCACGTACTTGCTTAAGGATTCCGTCGAAACCTTTCTCTTGAAGAGCCTCATTACCGTACCAAAGCTGACGCTCAACTTTACGCATGAGGTTCATGGTTCCACGCATAGTCTCTTCAGCGATAGCTTGGCGGTTATCACCAATCATACCAACCAAAGAAGCCACGTCACTGATTTGACGACGCTCTGCCATGTACTTAATTTGTACCGATTTTTTGGTATAGTTTGAGTTATTCGTAACGAAGTCAGCTTCTCCGCCACCACCTTCACCGATGAACGGATCGATGTCAAACCCATGATCATCAACAACAACATACTCATGGAGCGTATTGCTAACTGAAGTCTTAGGAATCATAGGCCAGAGGCTAAGCTCTTGCATGGTATGCGTAGCGGAACTCAGACTACCTTCAATTGACTGAGGTACGAGAGGGCTTAGAGCCTCTCCAGAAACGCCAGCAGGTGTTTGGTAGCCTACATTAGATTTACGAAGTGCGTCGTTCAATCTCATGAGATCTTCGACATCAACCATTTCATTGTTTGCGGGGATATTCATATCATCCACTCCTTATTTAAAGGTGAAGGTCTGCCGAAACGACAGCAGGGTTAAAATTAGAATCAAGTTGGGAAATACCTTTAACAAGATCAGCTTTACGAGTCGGGCTACATCCATCTGCTTTTAGCTCTGCGAGGCATTTAGCCATAACCACTCCCTTAGTGATAGGAGCAGGAGCTTCGACCGCATCTGCGACCTCAGCAGGTGAAGGCTCTGGCTCAGTAGACACGACAGCTTTAGGAGCCTGAGGAACATCACCTAGATCTTTTAGACCTTTATCGAGTTTCGCTTCAAGCTCACTGAATTTAGAGGCTAAGGCTTCAATACGATCCAGCTTTTCCATGATACCTTCAACACTTTTTGATAAAGTATCTACGGCATCTTTGGATTGAGCGATGATAGCGTCAGCACCTTTAGCGATGATTTCAACATTGTCAGCATCAGCGTTAGCCTCCTGCTGAGACACGAGGCCCTTGTTAAGATCTACAAGTAAGCTCTCGATACGGGTAAGGTCGGCAGTCTGTTCGATGTTTTCTTCAGACATGATATTCCTCCATAAAAAGGGAGTGGAAAGTAATTAAGAATGATAACTCTTTGCTGATGAGAGCAGTTTACGAGCCATAGCCCTTTGCTCCGATGCGGGTAGTTGAGGAAAGACCTTACCAAGTAAAGTCGTCATTTGCGGTAATGATACCATAGGAGGGCGTAAGTTAGCACTCTTTTCAGTGTCCTTTACACTATCCTTATTAGCATAGTCTTTTGGAGCATCCATTAATCTGTCTACTTCGCTGGACAACATCTTGCCCATCTCCTCTTTAAGAACACGACGCATCATACCCTCAAGAAGTTTAGATATATCTTCCTCTTCCATTGGAGCGGAGGCTTCGGACGGGTGACCGTCAATATCCTGAGCTACCAAAGGCGATAAGGAGGCCTGAGGTGAAGGTACAGATGGTTGTTGGTAGCCTACAGCACCTTTTTCAACAACTTCCGCGATCATAGACATATCTCCAGATTTAGAATCTTCGCTTAGTGTATCAGGTTTATCTTTGGATTCGCCACTACTGTTTGTTTCCAGTAAACTACGTGCCAAAACTTCTAACCTAGCATCAGGGTTAACGGGGTGGGCTGTGATACTCACATTTAAGATACGAGCCTTAGTGATTATTTTATGATCTTCTTTATCTCTTTGCAATACTTGTCCTTCAACGGAGAAACCAATCGCACGCCCGTCAGACGCTTTTTGAATAGCCTTTGCAGAGTCATATACCTCTTTAGCCCTAGGTCTATCTAATAGTAGGTAGCCCTCTATACTAGTGGCTTCTTTTCCATTATGTAGCTTAGATTCTACGTTAGTGGGGTAGCCCACGATGTATTCAGGCCCCTGTTTATGCTCATAATTTAACCAGCCTCTTTTGAGAAAATAATCCCAATCACACCCTGATTGAATGATAGTGTCTCCTTGAAGGTCAATACCTTCAGTGCTAACTATGCCTGCAATCGGTGCCTTAAGCGGGTCTTTATCAGACGCAGTTGATTTTATAACATCGATAGGTGTCCATACAGCGAATAGGTCAATAGGATCATGTTTAGTCATGTTTTATCTCCTGATGGTTGATGTTTATCTTTAACCCAGAGAGCTATATCACTATTCTGCTCATCTGTGATGACACCTGCTTCACGTTGAACCTGCATTATATCAAGTATGTCGTCATAAACCGAGGTGTTACTGTTTTTATCTAATAGATGCAGGGCTAAATCAATAGCTTTGATCTTCGTAACCTCGTCCCTATCTAAATAATAATCAGGATTCACCAATCTATCGAGGGTGACCTCCGCGAAGGATATTCTCGCACCTCTGCATGGCTCGGTAGAGTCCCATCTATCCTTCACAATGTCTAAGTAGTGGTCTACACCACATACATATGCGGTGATAGCTCGCCTTGTTTCTAAATCTAGGTGATAGTTTTTTAGGGATACAAACCCATCATAGAAGAGGTTATTTAGGTAGTAGGTTATGCGGTCACGCATCTCACGAGCCTTGGTGTTGGTCGTGGTAAACGCAGAGGCTAGAGCGAAGTCTAAATCAAAGAAAGTTGAAGGCGTGACTTTTTTATAATTCTTACCTATCTTCAATATCTGGTTTGCTCTAGGGCGTATAGATCTAAAAGGCCCTGCGTCTGATTTAAGTATTCTTAAAGTTAAATACTGCTCTTCAACGCCCAAAGCTACGGCCATATCTTTAAGACTGAACCAAGCCCTACTGCTTGTATTTATAGTGTAGAAGGGTAAGCCCATGAACATCTTCATGCTTTAATACCTTTGTGTTTACGCCATAAATCCGCGTCGAGGGTATTACGGGTCTTTCCACCCGTGATGAAACCTACCACTCTTGACCTAGCTAAGGCTTCTTGAGATGCGGTTTTATCCCCCTCTAACCACGCGGAATTACCACGCTCATAGATATTATCTATAATTTCAGAGGCTATATTAGTATTAGCCTTAACAGCTTGAAGAAACTCCATACTCTTCATGGATTTTCTAATGCGTAACATAAGGCCTTTACCTATGTCTTTATCATCGCTGTTTGGGTGTGGAATCCTAGGTTCTGCTTTAGAGATAACGCTAAGCATAGCCTCGCCACCAACAGCCCATGCGTTTTTCTTCATCTTAGGGTCGTCTATGAATGTTAAATATCCTTGAATCACGCCTAGTTCTACTTTATCCCATTGCCCACGCATTATATATAGGCCTTGTCTTTTAGCTTTACGCTCCGCCTTGGTGAATGTTCTACCCTTTTTAGCTCTCTTCTTTATTTTAACGTGGTCATAAGGGCTGATTACCACAGCAGGTACATAATCCCAATCATACTCTTGTAGTTGAGGGCTTACATCGGCAGGTTCTGGAGGCACTTCAGGTGCAGGCTCAGTAGTATCATCGTGAGGATCTACATCATCATCACCTACTAAATCTATAACTACCACGCCTTTCTCTGTTTCCTCACCATATTCTTCTAAGGCTTGATCTAGCTCCTCCTCTGTTGGAGGATCTTCCTCAGGAGGTGTAGCGTCCTTAGGTACAGGTGCAGGTTTAACATCCTTATCCTCTACATCAGTAACCTCATCAGGCTCCGCCTCTATTCGTTTTCGTCCTGATATACTCATGAAGTCAGACTTGCGTTTAGAGGCTTTAAGGAGGTGGGTAAAATCTGTGGATGATAGCTCCTCTATAGTCTCATCTTCTGGAAAGTCATCCCCAAAGAGACATATTGCTAAGAAGCTACCCTTTTCTACCTTCTCGGTATCCCGCACGACACATCTAGCCCAATAGCTATCATGCCTCTTTACGACGGAGTAGTCTGCCTCTAAGCCTAACTCATCTTGGTGTTTTTTAGGTACTTTGATCAACATTTAACTCTCCCTTATTAATATTGTCGGCCTGATTATGTAATATAATATCACCTCCTTCTAATGGAGGTAAATCCTTTGAGGCTCGCAATTCATTAACCGTGAGGTACGATGTTACCTTCTTTATATCCATATCTAGCTGTATATTGGAGGGTATGATGTCCATACCTGAGAAAACTAATTCAAAGTTGTCGTCCAGCTCGTTAATTATGTATTTATTGATCCAAGCCTCTACTGCTCTAAGAAGAGGTCTTAGACCTTTCTCTTTGCTCATTAACACTTTAGAAGACGGATCTTGCTGGTTAAGCGACGATCTTACACCTACCTCACCAAAATTAAATCCAATCTCCATTGGATCTATTTGCCAAAGACCGCAGAGTTGTCTGATTTGGTAGTTGATCCAATTCTCAAACTCCATCTCTTTGTTAGATTGTGATAGATTAAGTGCCTTTAAATCCTCATTACCATCTGGATCTAATTGAATCAAGGGAGTCTTCTTCGCGTTCTGTGAGCCTGAGAGCATCGAATAAAACTCGCGTCTAAAGGCTCTAAACAACTGTGGGTTCATCTTGGTCTTGACCGCGACTATACCACTAACACTAATTCCATTCGTAAAGTTAGCGGCGTTAAATACCTCCGCATTGATTAGATTAGTGATGATGCTCATACACTCTTCTAGCTCAGGATAACCATATCCTTTATATTTAACTTCAGATCTAGGTCTGCGTATACCAAAACAAAGGTCTTTTACGCCAAACTCAGCCTTTACTCTATTATCTATGATTTGACAAAAGTGGATGCCTTCTGGATCTCGTCTACCCAACTCTTTCTCATCGGCTGTCATCCTAGTGCGTCTAATCGTGGAGCTATCTACATTCATAAAGCCTGCCACGCGACCGCTCCTGCTACGCACAACCTCGAAACAAGCCTGATCAAAGGACAGGCTATCTCTAACTAAAATGCGTAAGAACGCTTCAAAATTACTTTCAAAGTCTATACGGTTATCTCCACAGGACAGCATGAATTTATATATGTCCTGTATTGTTTCAAGATCGGCTTCGCTAGGTATACCTCTTCTATCTTTAAGTCTTATAGTGAAGCCTATGCCTCTTCCATCATATGACGGCTTCGCAAATTCTGCGATTTGATTGATCCTTGTCTGTATAATGGACGCTATTATAGGGACTCTAGTCATCACCCTTAATTGCTCATAATCCAATCCACGTTGTCCCTCAGGTTGCTTCTTATCATGATCATTCAACAAATAAGCATTAGCTATGTCCGTTGGTGATATCTGCATGGCTAGAGGTGTGGCTACCTGAGCGTCAGGTGCAGGTAAAGCCTTGATAAAATCCTCTGAAGGCTCAATGGTAGAAGTGGGTGTTCTACCTATAAATGCTGAGACAGCTTTAAAGATGTTCATGTGGATACCTCATCAGTTAATATTCCTATGTATCTTAACACAATGTATTTAGTTTAGGTAGGTGATGTAAAAGGACTTACACTACAAGAGCGTGCTGACATACGAGGTAGGACAGTACGGCAAGGCGAGGCTAAAGCAGAGGATATATTAGAGAAATCTCGATCAACGAATCTAACCACTATATTGTTATCTAGTAGGATCTTCACACCTTCTTGACATTTATAGCCTCCTGAAATACACACCACGCGTAAGGCACCGACTTGGATAATAGCCTTTGCACATATCTTACAAGGCTCACCATTGATGATGAACCATGACTTAAGGAGGGAAGTCCCTAAACGCACAGCGTTATATATTGCGTTCTGTTCTGCGTGTATGCACCCCACTTCTAACATTGTCCCTGACTCAAGGTCTGTGCGTAGGCATCTACCTCCACCACATATCTCAGAGGAGCCTCTAAGATTACCGTTGTAGCCTTCACTAAGTATTACATTATTTACAGGATCAATGACCACGCACCCAAACTGTCTTCTTTTACAGGGGGATAAATCCGCCAAAGACAAACAGGTTTTAATGCGTTGGATAAGGTGTTTACTTCTCATCTAAAGGTGCCTTGGTCTTCTAAAATCATCATAGTTATAGGGAAATGTTCAGCGATGATGGCCTCGATGCCTTGGGCCAACTCTTGTATCTCTGGCTGAGCGTGTGAGCTTAGCCTCAGACGTAAGAAATTAATCCAATTATGTAGGTTACCCGTCATCCAGAATGTGGTGTATGTGTTTTGAGGTAGAATAGCTCTAGCCTGCTCTCGTGATACTCCACAATTTAAGAACATCTGGTAGGTACGATATGCAGACTCAACCTGTTTCTTCATCGTTTGTATCAGTTTATCGTTATTATCGACGACCTGACCCGCTGAGCATTGAAGATTCTTTGAGGCCTGTTTTCTTAATTCCTTAGGGATATGAAATTCAATACACTCGCTGGTATATCTCCGCGACACCTCATTATAGGAGAATGTACGATGCCTAAATACTTGATTTCGTATGAATAGAGGCACTTTTATTCGTAATGATATGATGGAATGTTCAAAAGGTGATGTATGTTTGTGAGATAATAAGAATCTGAGTAGTTTTTCATCCTTCTCAGGGTCTACCTCTTCCCCGTCTTTGAGAAAAGATACGCGTGCGGAGTGAGCTGATCTAGCATCGTCTCCCATCACAGAGATTAGCGACACTTCACCAATATTATCATCGTATAAATCTATATGCATCATTGTCCCTGCCGTTGAACCCACTCAGAGATACTATCCACCTTTTGTTCTAGCCTCGCTACGGCTAGACGCGTCTCCGTTAAAGTGGCTGTCAACTGTTCCAGAACCTCAAGTCCCTTCTCAAGATTCTGCACGCGTTCCTCTAATTTACCGAGGGCTTTACCGCTCTCATATCGATCTTTAATATATGTGTATAGAAATCCTGCGATAGCTATATAGGTCGCGAGATCTCCTATTTCGATAGATTCCATACGGCACACCCTCCTAGTGTTATTGTGGAGCCTATAATTGCTCCCATCGTTGTGTTTCTAAAATAGTGGTTCGGACAGGCAGGACACTCTGGTACGGCTGTACATAATATGAGTTGACTCTCTAATTTACTTATTCGTGTCTTTAGTAGGGCTATTTCTCTCTGTCTATTATGCTCATCAGCCTTGGCTTTTGCGATTGTGACTTCCATCTCTCTATACTTATCGGTCTGTAACCAAACCCCCGCCTTAATATTAGTACATCCTGAAGGGAGCCTCTGTCTATGCCCTTCATATACCTTAGGGCAAGGCACCTCTAATACAGTACCGTCCGTTTTAATCCACGTTCCTGTTGAGGCTGTGAAAACAAAAGAGCTGATAAAAGTGAGTAGTGTTAACTTCATTTCCATTCTCCATCAAGGAAGGCATCAACTTCTTTAGAGGCTGTCTTCTCCGTCTTAGTGCGAGCTTCATCAAACTCTACTTTAAACGCATCATACTCCTCTTCAAATGTCTCTGCCTCGGCTTGTACCTCTTCAATTTTGTCCTTTTGTTGTTTAGGGGAGGCTACGAACCACATCCCTATTAATGCAACCAAAGCGGTATACGAAAAGTAAGCCACAGTAATGAGTAGGACACCGACAATAGTCCATTTTAACTCATTCTTGTGGCTTTTAATAAAGGTCATATACTTATTCATCATGAACCCTAGATTTGAAGGTTGATATATGAAATAAGATACCACCTATTGTTACGATTGATCAACTTTAGGAGTAGTGTGTTACGTCTGACTGTTTACCGTAGATGATAACGCCACCAGACTGTACGATTCTTCACATCATAGATAACTTATTGAGACTTAGAGTTTATAGATTGTGACAGCCTCACTAGAAGATGTGGCGTTAGTCACACGAACTAAACAGTTAACAGAGCCTGTTGAGAGACTTGCGAAGCTACCTACTAGGGTTACTCCTGAGCCTGCGGTCATCGTCCAATTCGCGGAGCTATTATCAAGGATAATCTTCATCTCGAAGCTCATGTCAGCGACACGAGCATCTGCGGGTAAGGCCGTGACAATATTAGTGGCTGTTGCAGTCGCATCAGATCGAGTAGTAGATCCTGCGTCACGAAGGATAACGCCTCCAGCCATTTGACTCCCTGAGAAGGTTACATCCGTACCTGAAACTGAGGCGTAACCTAGTTTCTTGAAGGTGGGAGTAGATCCCTTAGAGATAAGGCTACCAGCCACAGAGATGGTTGAAGGTAAACCGAAAGTGATAGTATTCGTAGATGTATCATAAGCGACTGTTGTTTCGTTAGGAGTCTCACTGAATCTTAATGATCCACCAAGAGCTAATGCCTTAGCCTGTGCGTTATCATCTTGAATGGTGATAGTGCTGTTATTCAGCATTGCGTTATCCACAGCACCCGTTTGAATAGTCGCAGTGAGGGTTTCATTACCTCCACCATTAATGGTTACAGATCCACCTAGATCTCCGCCAAGGGTAATCGTTCTATAATTAGCCCATGTAGTAGCCGTATCAGCGTTACCTGTTAAGGCTCCCGCAAAAGCAGTTGCGGTTACAGTCCCATCAACATCTAATTTAGTGGTAGGCGTTCCAGAACCAATTTTTGTATTACCATAGATTATGGTTGTGCTTGGGTCTAAAATTAATTTACCTCCTGAAGCTTTTATAATCCCCGTTCCAGTATTATCTTCAACCCCAATTTCTAAGAAATTTCCACTATTGAAGCTAAAGCGACCTTGCGGCGTTCCATCAGCATTAACAACATCTAATGATCTCTGTGGTGTTGCGGTATTTATTCCTACCTTATCAGTGCTTGCATCCACAAAGAGAAGATTCTCTTGGGTGTCTCCTTCAACTCTAAAATCAACATCTGCACCACTTTCATTGATGACTACAGAATTGTTTAGACTGGTCGCCCCACTAACAGTAAGGGAGGCAAGGGTGCCGACTGAAGTAATAGCGGTTTGGGCCGCCCCTGTTACGGTAGTAGCACTTCCAGAAATATCGCCTGTTACATTTGTTGTGATGTTTGAAGGAAGCCCCCAAGTCAGAGCGTTGGAGCTAGAGTTATAAGTTACTTCAACTTCATTAGTAGTGCCTACAAAATCAAGATTATCTCCGAGATTAATATCTTCACCTGCTGTGCCGTTGATTCTCAGAGACCAGCTATCATTAGCGAGCATCGCATTATCGACTGCACCTGAAGCGAGAGTCAGAGCAATGTCTGCATTACCTGTTCCATCAAAAGAAGCGGAACCTGTACCATCTCCACTGATTGAGAGCGTTCTTGCTGTGGCGAGTGCCGTAGCTGTATCCGCATTACCTGTCAATGAGGCTGTAATAGCTGAAGGAAGACCAAAGGTTAATGTGTTCGTACCTGAGGCATAAGCCACATCAACTTCATTTGAAGTACCTGCGAAGTTAAGATCATCGCCAAGATTAATGTCTTCTTGGGTAACCCCTGCTAATTTTAGGGTAATTCCATCATTAGCGAGCATCGCATTATCGACTGCACCTGTGGCGAGTGTCAAAGCGATGTCAGCGTTGCCCGTACCATCAAAAGAAGCAGAGCCTGTGCCGTCTCCACTAATTGAAAGCGTTCTTGCTGTGGCGAGTGCCGTAGCGGTATCAGCGTTACCCGTCAATGAGGCTGTAATAGCTGAAGGAAGACCAAACGCTAAGGTATTGGTCAACGCTGTGTAGGTTACATCTACTTCATTCGAGGTGCCTGCGAAGTTAAGGTCATCCCCAAGATTGATGTCTTCCTGAGCAACCCCTCCTAATTTAAGGCCGATCCCATCATTAGTGAGCATCGCATTATCGACTGCACCTGAAGCGATGGTCAAAGCGATGTCTGCATTAGCCGACCCATTAAAAGAAGCGGAACCTGTCGCATCCCCACTGACACTCAATGTACGAGATGAGGCGAGTGCCGTAGCTGTGTCAGCGTTACCTGTAACAGCTCCCTCAAGATCAGCTACAACGGTAGCCGTGGCACCTCCACTAACTGTGGTCGTAGGCTCTGCGGTTGCATCTTTAAAGAATTTAAACTTACCGTCCGATGCATCACGATACATACCTACATATTCGGTAGTAGATCCGTCTACAATTTGTCCATAAAATCCAATATCAACAGTATCTGCTGAATTGCTCTTGGCTAGACGAAGTAGGGGATCTTCGACAGTGACGGTACTTACATCGAGAGTAGTGCTAGTGCCTAACACTGTAAGGTTACCACCTACCTCAACATCCCCCGATGTAGTCATGGTGACACACGCCCCCTCCACGGTTGCGAGTCTGGATTGCAGATCATCTATGTCGCTATCCTGAGTAGTATCGTTACCCTCAAGCGTAGTTAATCGACCTCCGTGCGAAGTGAGGGTGCCTGCCTGCGAAGTGTTTATAACCTCTACTGCGTCCATCTCTGATTGAAGAGTAGAGATGTTAGACTCGGCTGTAGCTAACGAGCCTTGTGTAGTTGACAGTGAGCTTTGTGTGCTGGTGATAGCGGTAGCATTAGTTGCAATGTCGTTTGTGTTAGTATTAATTTCACTTTGTGGGTAGCTTACTGTCCA